TACAGCTCTAAAACCAAACAGGTGAAAGGTAAGAAGAAACGATTAAAAGTTTCCTCCGACTGGGAATCCTATTATGGTAGTAATGAGGAATTAAAAAAAGATGTTATAATGTATGGCCGTGAAACTTTTGTGAGAGAAATATTACACTTATGCAAATCTAAAGGTGAGTGTGGTTATCTAGAAGCAAAAGAACAATTTATCAATGGTGTTTTAGAGAACGACAATTATTATAATTCATGGATTATGGTAAGAGTGAGAAAGTCACACATTAAAGGATTAAAATGTTAGATGTTTTCAAAAAGATAAACGAATTTGATACAATCTTTTTTGTACCAAATGATGAATCAGATGATGACAATCAAGTAAAAATTGAAATCGCACAATATAGAGAAAAGAGTGATAAAGTTGATGGATCACCAATGGGTGATATGTATGAAATCATTTTGTTTAGAATGGATGAAGAATACAATATGACTGACTTGGACAAATTTGAAGGAATCCTAGTTGAACCCCGAGAATATGTTTCCAGAATGATTAAAGAAGATTGGTATGGCATGGTTACCAAAAAAACAACAACATCCGACAAACTTACCTCGGATGTGTTTGCCAGATGGTCTGCTTTGTGATACAATAACAAAAAACTGAAAAGGTATATTATGATTCTCGTTGATTTGAACCAAGTCTTACTTGCAGGTTTGATGGCACAAATTGCCAATCAGAAACCAAAGTTACATTTGGAAGAAAGCCTGATTAGGCACATGGTTCTAAACATTATCAGGACACACCTAAAGAACTTTCGTGTTCAATACGGTGAAGTTGTGTTGTGTTGTGATAACCGCAAATACTGGCGCAAGGAATTCTTTCCTTTATACAAGGCGCACCGCAAGAAAGCCAGAGAAAAGTCCGACCTGGACTGGCATCTTATCTTTGATATGCTTTCCAAATTCAAGCAAGAACTCAGAGAGAATTTCCCATACAAAGTAATTGATGTTGAAGGTGCTGAAGCTGATGATATCATTGGCACACTTGCACCTAGAGCCGTCATGCATGAAGATGTATTAATTATTTCAAGTGATGGTGATTTCTTGCAATTGCAAATGTATAATGGCCAAAGATTTGGTCATACAATCAAACAATACAATCCTGCACAAAAGAAATTCATTCTTTCACACGACCCTTTGTTAGAATTGAAAGAAAAAATTATTTCGGGTGATAAAGGTGATGGTATTCCCAACATTCTTTCGGCATCAGATTGTTTTGCCACTGGTACTCGTCAAACACCAATTAGCAAAAACAAAATGGAAAAGTTTCTTGCAGAAGATTACGGCATGTGGGAAGATGAAAAGGCCAAGATTGGTTTTTCACGCAACCAAGTGTTGATTGATCTTAGAAACATTCCTGGTGATATCAAAGACAAAATCATAAATACTTATGAAGAAACCAAACCAGCACCGAAAGGTAAAATACTGGACTACTTTATAGCCAACAAACTTAAAAACTTGATGGAAGTTATTGAGGAATTTTAATGAAACCACTTTATGAAATTTTTGATGAATTTGAAAAAGCCACGACAAAAAAAGAACGAATGGATGTCATTGGCAATAATTTATCGCATACATTGGTTGAGGTGTTGAGATTGACATTTCATCCTGATATCAAATGGAAAGTAAAAGAACTTCCGGACAATTATCGTATACCAAATGATGTTTTGCCTGGAATCACATATGATAGTTTAAATTCGCAGCTGCGTAGATTGTATCTTTTTCAAGAAGGTCATCCAACAGCAGAACAATTAACGGATAAAAGAAGAACGGAATTATTGTTTCAAATTTTAAATGCAATCGAGCCTAGAGAAGCTGAAATTATTATGGGTATCTTTACCAAAGATCAAGGCGTGAAAGGTTTAAATTATAAATTTGTCAAAGAGGCTTTTCCACAAATGCTTCCATGAACCCAGAAAAAATAATTGTAACATCAGGTATATTTGATCCACTCACACATAAAGAATTACGATTTCTCCAAAAGTGCAGGCAAAAAGGAGATTGGTTAATTGTCGGTGTTCATTCAGATATGCATATACATCTAACAACAGGCATTTTAAATCAAAACTACAATACACGCCGTGATATTGTGGAAAGTCTAAAGTGTGTTGATGAAGTTTTTAATTTTATTGATGGTGATGGTACTGTGTGTAATTTATTAAAGATTGTTAAATTCTGTTATCCCCTGTCAGATATAACATATATTTCGGATTCTGATATGCATAACATGCCAGAAACAAAAATCAAGGGTATTAATTTTGAGGTATTAAGCAAGGAGTAATATGTCTAAAACTTTTAGACAGTCCCGTAAGGACAAAGATTATCATGACGGTTACGATTATTCTGAACAAGAATATAAGTCCAAAAAACAATCTAGAAAAAAAGAACATCGTAAACAAAGGTATTACGATGAATATGAATCCTACGAAGCGCATCATCGTTACGACTTCAAATCCCAAAAATTCAGATTCTGAGTGTTGCAGTAATACAACACATCATTGACAGATATCATCATTTCAGATATAATACTTGTATCTGTTATGGAGATATTTTCTTGATTATTCATCCTCACATCCCCAAACGCAAAAAACGCAAGCCCACTTCAGCTCAGCGGCAACTCGCTGCTGAGTGGGATGCTATTGTCAAAAAATATCAGCCAAAAAAGAAAATTGTCACTAATGTGGCTGCATGGACTCCTGCAAAATCGTATGTCCGTGAAACTCCGCATTATCCGTCATTAAATACCGGTAATGTGGCTGCCACAAAGGCATCACCGAAGGTTTATACAGGCACAAAAGTCATGGGAATTGCAACAATGCACAAATCAAACGCTGTTCCTGTGTTTAACAGCGAGGAAGCTGTAGAAATTTCAAAAATGAGGCGTTAAAATGAAGAAGGAAAATACACTTGTTGTAAAATTACAACGACCTGTGTGTCGGACACCAATTAAACCTGTCCAAAAGCACAAAAATGATGTAAAATACAGTCGTAAGGTGAAACATGCAACAAAAATCTTGGATTGTTGAGTTACTTGACGCTGATGATGGATCAGGAGATGCAATTTTGCAATTTCCTGATGAACTAATCCAAGAAAAAGATTGGAAAGAAGGCACCGAACTATTATTGACTGTTGAGGAAACACCGACAGGCAATGTTTTGATTATCACGGAGAAAAAATAATGTCGAGTTTTGATTCCAAGTCACTTTTGGCTAAATTGATGGCTACAGAAAACCTATATGTCCAAGAAGCCAAGGTGCCTACTGCTAGTTTTGATGTAATGAATCGTATTTTGACGATTCCTATTTTAGATGAATCGCTTTCCAGCGAGCTCTATGACCTTTTTATTGGTCATGAAGTCGGTCACGCTCTCTATACACCAGTCAAAGAAATGAAAGAAGCGAAAGATTCTGGTGTTCATATGTCAATTCTTAATGTGGTTGAAGATTGCCGCATTGAACGCAAGATCAAATACAAATATCCTGGCCTTAAAAACTGTTTCGTTAAGGCATATAGTGAACTACATCAGAAAAATTTCTTTGAAACCGAAGGAAAAGACCTTCAAAAAATGAATTTTGTTGACCGCATGAACTTGCATCACAAAATTGGTCCTATTTTGGGTATTAAATTCACGGATTTCGAACGAGAACTTGTCCGTGAAGTTGAGTCCTGTGAAAATTATGATGAAGTTATCATTGTTGCCAAGAAAATTTATGAGTATATGAAAGATGAACTCAAAAAACAACAACAGGAACAACAAAATATCAAAGTTGCCGTCATCGTTGATGATGAAGATATCGTTACTGATGCTGAAACTCTTGATTCCGAAGAACAATTAAAAGATTATGATGTTGTAATTGACGCTCGAGGTCAAGATTCTGGCGAAACGGAAGAAAATTCCGAAGAAACGGAAGATGGTTCATCACAAAATCAATCAGGATCAGACGGAGAATCAGAAGAAGTTGAGGAAACTAACAAACCTGCTGAAAATTCTACGAATAAACCTTCAAATGGTACTGAAGGAACGATGGGCGAATCTAAAATTGACGAAGAACAACTCAAATCTTTCACCGATGAAGCTCAAAAACGAAATGAAGAACAACTGTTTTCAAAAACCAGTCGTAATGTTGTGTATGCTACTGTTCCTGAATTTGAAATGAGTCGTATTTACGACCATAAAAATTTATACAAAGATTATATTGAAGAACGGGGTAGTCTGAATTTCAAATATTTCATGAAATATAAGAAAGAAGCCAACAAAGTGGTTTCTTATCTTGTTAAAGAATTTGAACTCCGTAAAAATGCCAGTCAATTGAAACGAGCATCAACTGCCAAAACTGGTGAGTTGAACATGAATAAGATTTATTCTTATAATTTCAATGATGATCTTTTTAAGAAAATCTCCGTGATGCCTGATGGCAAATCACACGGCCTTGTCATGTATCTTGATTGGTCTGGTTCAATGACCACACACCTTGGAAACACCGTAAAACAATTATTGAACTTGGCTTTGTTCTGCCGCAAAGTGAATATTCCTTTTGAGGTTTATTCTTTTGCTGAAAGCACCAAACCAGAATATATGTGTGATTTCAAACATCAACCTGGTGATTTGTCGTGTCATAAATTTGGTTTGTTGAACATTCTATCAAGCCGAATGAACAATAAAGAATTTACAATTGCCGCAACTGTTTTGATGGACATTGCAGGCATTGGCAGTTTCTCACGAACAGGTTATGTTCCGCATTGGATGGGTTTGAGTGGTACTCCTTTGAATGAGGCCATCATTTCTGCAATGGAAATTGTTCCTGAATTCCAAAAAAGAAACCGACTTCAAGTTGTAAACACCGTTTTCTTGACAGATGGTGAAGGTGCTTATTTGAGTTATGTTTACCAAAATAGATTGGGATACGGAGAAACAAATTTACACCAATATCGTAAAGAAGAAACTGTTGTTTTTCGTGATCGTAAAACTCGTTTTGAATNNGATAACAGAAATAACAGTATGGCTCAAAGTGATGCATTGATTCGTTTGTTGAAACATCGTACCAAATCTCATGTGATAGGTTTCTATGTAACCAATACTTCCGAATTCAGAAACAAAATTCGCCATTTCTATGACATTTTCGATAAAAACGGAATGCATGATTTCGATAAAATCGAGGAAATCAAAAAAGATTTTGTGAAGAACAAATATGCAATTTCAACCAAAACAGGTTTCGATGATTATTATATTCTCAGAAGCAATGGTCTTGATACAGAAGATGATGTGGAACTTGAGATTAAAGAAAATGCCACTACCCGTGGTATTGTATCCGCATTTACTAAGTATGCTGGCAATCGCGTCAACAACCGAGTTATTCTCAACAAATTTATTTCATGGATTTCATAAGGAGTTAAAATGAATCTATATTCAGAATTTTATGGACCTGGTCGAAAGGCCACGGTTGAAAACATCCGCAGACATTGGGACAATTCATTCAATACATGGGAAGTTGTCATGTACCAGAATGAAAGGGTTATCCGAAGGGTGTCCGTATCATCAGAACAAATGGCAGAAAACATTGCCGAAGATTTTGTGAATGATGGTTCTTCCGATTCAGAATCGTTATTGTTGAATGAAGGTAAATGATGAATAACCAAACCAAAGAGATTTTTTGTATTGCACAAGAGGAGTGTGCCGAAGTTACACAGGCCATTTCCAAGATTTTCAGGTTTGGTTTTGATTCCAAACATCCGTTGACTGGTAAATCAAATAAGGAATCTTTAGAAGAAGAAACCGGTGACTTGCTGGCCATGATTGACATTTTGGTGGAGAAGTGTATAATCTCTGATAGTGCGGTCAATGCAGCACGAAAAGCCAAACGAAATAAACTGAAACAATGGTCAACGATTGAAGGCCTATGACAGACGAAGAAGTATTAAAGCATTATACTCGCATGAGAGAGATATGGGGTTCTAGACTTCCAAACATGGAACAAGAACCATATCGCTTTGAGTATTATGTAAAACTATACAAGATGTATTACATGAAAGAAACCAATGGACCAACTGAAACTTTATATACATTTACTTGAACTAATCGTTTCCGAACAGAACATGACCATTGAACAAATGGAAAAAGAATTGTTGGTTCTTGGTAATCTTATCTTAGAGAAGAAAATTCCTTTTGATGAAATACCGAATATGGGCAAGTGTTCTCTTTGTGGTATGGATTTATCTGGTGTTATGGGTTATTGTTGTCCAAACCTCAAGTGTCCGACTGGCCTCGGTCCTTTTTACTGCAAGACCTGATTCTTTTCCAGCGCCTCCGGAGCTTTCATATGAAATACAAGAAATTCGATGATTGGTTCTGGGAAACCGAAAACTACTCTACCCGTGGTGATCGGTTTTACGAAGAATTCCAGAACATGACACCTGAGCGTGCTTTCCAATGGCTGCAAGCCGCATGGGAATGTGCAAGAATGGAAGAGTGCCCGTATTGCAGCAATCCAGAAATGGCCGAAGTATTCTTTGACCAGAATTGCAGCGGTTGTGTCGAGCGTATGTCTGAACATGCCAGAAAACTTAAAAGCACCAGTTAAAAGAACACCGAAGTTTTACAGGGTTTCTGTGGAGATGAAAACAGACTTCAAGTATAAGTTTGTGTGCATTGAACGGAACCTTAAATCCATGGTGGATCAGGTTCAGAGTTATTTCTGGACGAAATCAGTAAAGACCGAAGAAATTCCAGAAGAAGAATACAGAGATTTTTGGAATGTTGGTATAGAAGAAGAAAAACCAAAGAAGAAAACCAGAAAGAAGAAATGCGATACCTGATTAGATTGATTCAATACACAATCATTTCTCTATGGTCTATCGTCATATTCGGTTTTCTGGTTGTGGTATTCTCAATGGTATATGGACTGATTAGAACGAATTTTTTCTAAGGTACTGGTTCATCCAGTATTCGGCTTCTGCGGTACTTTTTGGATTCTTAGAGGTCACATAGTTTTCCATGGATTGACCCCAAGTAATAGTAGGTATTTGAATATCTATTTTGTTAGTAATGACTAACGCAATGATATAAAGAGTAAAGATTAAAAGTGCAAACATTTGATATTCCTTGTATTAGACAAAACATTAGTGTTTCTACTAATATATAGTAATCGGACGATAAATTATGAATGAAAAATTCTTAGTAATTGCAGGGAATAGAGACCAGTATCTAAATTTTATGAAGAAGAAATCAGAAGAACTTTGGAACCAAGGTTATACTTCTATATCTCTTTCTCATTTCGTATATGCTGATGTTTTCTCTATTAGAGGCAATCGTAATCCATCCGGATGGTTCATTGGTAATTGGTATGATAGACCAGATGCTTTACAGATACTCCAATTATTAATCTCACAGACCGACCAAAGTCTAAAACAAACAGTCTTTATGAAACAAATGTATTTGCTGCTTACAAAAATGGGAAAAGTATGAAATCCAATGATATTGACAATCTGCTTCAGACAACCATAGAAAATGACATTGTATACCGCCTCAAGAAAAGAGCAGAAATCCGTAGACAGATTCCTGGAAGGCGGTCGGTTATCGAAGGTAAACCAGACAGAATCTCAGATTTGCTGGAAGAAGCCGCAGAGGAAATTTTGAAACTGCGTAGAGAGAAAAATGACAATTGAAGAACTATTGAAAGTAATTGATTCTCTAGAAGAACTCATTGCGGATCCAGAAATAAGTTTTGGACCTTCCTATGAAATGGTAAAGATGAGAAAAACAGAGGCTCTCAGAATTTGTCGTAGAGAACTCAACGGCCTCAGGAAAAAAATTAAAAATCCTTAAAAGTGGCTCCAGAAAAAATTTTTGAAATCCTTTGCGGGGCCCCAGAAAATAAAAAATGGGAAAAAAGAGTTTGACC